TAAGGTAGAACTTTGGGATGGAAACCAGTGGGTAGAAGTTCAGTCAAGTCGTCCAGACCTGAATGGTGGTGCTCGTGGTGTTTTTGGTGGTGGATATTCTCCAACAGCAAATAATACAATTAGTTATATTACAATATCAACTACAGGCAATGCACTTGACTTTGGTGATTTAAGTCAAGCAAGAATTGCATTAGGTGGGTTATCTTCAAGTACTCGTGGAGTATTTGGTGGAGGTCTTACAAGTCCAGCAAACCAAAATATTATAGATTTTATAACCATTAGTTCTACTGGGAATGCTACAGATTTTGGAGACTTAACATTAGCAAGACACTGGGTACAAACTTCTTCAAATTCTACAAGAGGATTATTTGCTGGTGGAAATGCGGGACCTGCATTATCTAATGTAATTGAATATATTACAATTTCATCGACGGGAAATGGTGTTGATTATGGAGACCTTATAAATCCAGCAACTATTACATCTGGGAGTAGTTGTAGTTCTTCTACAAGAGGAATATTTGCTGGGGGAGCAAATCCATCAACATTAACTAATACTATTGAATTTGTTACAATAGCAACATTGGGAAATTCTTCAGATTTTGGTGATGCGACAATTGCTAGAGGAAGAGATGGAAGATGCTCTAATCCAATTAGAGGGTTATTTGGTGGTAATTCTGGACCTTCTAATACAATAGATTATATTACAATTGCAACATTGGGAAATGCAGTTGATTTCGGAGACTTGACACAAGCAAGAGAAAATTTATCCGGGTGTTCATCATCAACTCGTGGTTGTTTTGGGGGTGGTCAGACTCCAACTAATGTAAATACTATCGATTATGTAACAATTATGAGTATAGGAAATGCAGTTGATTTTGGAGATATGACTATTCCTTCGAATCATCTTGCAGCACTCTCCAACGCTCACGGTGGGTTGTAAAAACCGTCCAAGTATCCTATAATAAATAACTACAGTTATAATAAAATTGAACTGATATGACGGATAAAAGTTCTGCTATTACTTCAGTAGACATTACACCAGGCGCAGAGATTTCAGTCACGACGCTAAAGAAAGACCTAGCACAACTTGCAAATGGTCCTCTGCCGCAGGAATACAAAGGAATGCTCACTCACATTGAGGAGACGCTTCCTGCGACTCAAGCAGCGTGTGATAATTTCTACAAGTCACACTCACAGATGATGACTGTGACGCTTGATATTACTGATCTCACACCGATTCGTAGCATCAAGCATACACTTGCAGCGATTGAAAGAACGAAGAGTGCTCTTGCAGAAGCACAAATCAATCGTCGCAAGAACGAAATTAAAATCAAGAAGAAGCAAAGAGAGATTGATGCTTGTGAGGATGATCTCGATCGTGAGGAACTAGAGATTGAAATGATTGAGTTGATGAACAACAATATGAACATCGAAAACTCAATGAAGGGTGCGATTCGTAAGATGTCGTTTCTGATGACTCAATATCGTTCTGTTCTGGACCACATCGGTAAGGACCATATTACCGAAGAAGACTATGAGCGTGAAGAGAAGCGTTATCACGTGATGACTGCTCTGAAGCAAGCATTGAACTCTGCACGTCCTCGTGGTGGTGTGATTGACGAAGGCAACTCTATCTATCTGTTTGATATTGGAGTCAATGTTGCTCACGCACAAGCAGAAATCTTCAACTATCTGAAGATTGAAAACGAACTGATTGCAAATGGTCAAGCACCATCGCACGAAATGACGATGGAATGGTTAGAGAAGTGTGCTGATAAGTTCCAAGACTGTGCAGAACGCTTTGCAGAAAGTCGTGGATTTAAAGTTCTGGATGAGAAATCCCTTGCTCACCCAGAACAACCACCACTACTCCCATCGACAGTTGACCAAGAGTTTGCTAAACTGAAAGCAGTAGAAGAGAACTGATTATGAATTTGCATTTGGTGATTGGAACTCCTATGTATGGTGGTATGTGTACGAGTGAATATACACAATCGATTATTCATCTTTCAGAAGCAGCAAATAAGTCTGGTGTTAAGTTCACCACCATCTTTCTAGGCAATGAATCTCTGATTCAGCGTGGAAGAAATACGATTGCTCATCATTTTCTTTCACTTCCTGATGCGACTCATCTGATGTTCATTGATGCAGACATTAAGTTCCGCGTCGAAGATGTAGTTCAGATGATTAAGGCAGACAAAGGTTTAATCATCGGACCAGTTCCTCTCAAAGGATATAATTGGGAAGAGATTCGCCAGAGAGCATTGAGAGGTGAACAAAACATTAACGATACTGGTGGAATATTTAATATCAATCATCTTCCTGGTATTGAAATGGAAGATGAAAATACTCCATTTGAAATTGAGCACGGTGGTGGTGCTTTTATGTTGATTCGCCGTGATGTCTTTGAGGAACTTTCTCCTCATACATCAACTTATACAAATGGTGGCGCATCACTTCCCGATGGTGCAGAGATTAAAGATTTCTTCCGTGTAGAAGTTGATAAAGAAAAACAGCATCTTCTTTCGGAAGACTATTTCTTCTGTCATTCTTATCGTCAGATTGGTGGTAAGGTTTGGATTGCTCCGTGGGTTCGCGCAGGTCACTTTGGAAGTCATCTATTCAATGGGCATTATGCTCGTTCTTATAAATAACTAAAAAACATAGGGATAATGACTGCACAACATCCTATTATTAAGTATCGTTTAACCAGAGACGGAAGAGTTCCAGAGTTTCTTTGTAAGGAAGAAGGTGCTTTTGCCGGTGTTTACGGTGTGAATACCAACAAACCTGGTTATATGCCGAAGTGGTTATCTCCACAAGAAACTCAATTTCTTGGAATGGGTTGTGGACCAATTGACCCAGATGGATGTCCTTCTTGTGTAGAAGTCATTGAGACCAAAGAAGAACTGGAAACTTATATCACTGGAATCTCAGCAACCTGGACCACAAGAACCACTGGAGTTACAGGAGTCAGCACAGAGACCACTACAGGGACTCTGGAGGCGTGGAATGCTGGTGAGGACTATACTGGTCCTGGACTGACCACAACCACCACTGATAAGGTTGTAACCCCTGCTCCTGCTGGTAATGTCGTTGGTGTTACGACTTCTTATACAGACTCCGTAACAACAAGTGATACTGATGGTGTTGTTACAAAGACTGTTGTAAAAACCTTTACCGAAACAACGGAAGTTGAGAATCCATTTGACCCTGCTGCAGCAACTGACGAACTCTGGGCAAAATACGAAGCAGTAAACGAACTCTGATTACTTTATGAAAACTTATTATTTTGACTGTGGACTTCCACGTTCGGGGTCCACACTTTTGACTGCATTGTTGAATCAAAATCCTCAAATACACGCAGGCACATTGTCTCCTGTATTTGAGGTAATGTATTATACTAACGACAGACTACAAGGAGAACAGGCACAAGCATTTCCAAAACCACAAATCTTTAAGCGTATGGTAGGAAATGTGATTGATACTTATTATGATGATGTGAAAGAACCAGTCGTCATTGATAAGTGTCGTGCTTGGAGTGCTCATATTGATTTAATTAAACAATATATCACACCAGACCCTAAAATTATTTGCACCGTAAGGCATCCACTGGATATTCTTGTGTCGTTTATTGACCTGATTAATAACAGTCGCTCGGTGTCTTTTATTGATAAGGCACTACTACAGCAAGGAATGTTTATCACCAATGATACTCGGTGTAACTTGATGATGAATCCTGGTGGTATTGTATGGGAATCAATGAATGCACTGGCGACTGCATTTCGTCAGAATCAAACACAACACATTCACTTCATTCAGTATGATGAGTTGGTAAGTGACCCTAAAAGAGTAATGCAAGGTATTCATTCTTTCTTAAGACTGAAACCATATGAATATGACTTTGAGAATATCGAAGCAAAGTATCGTGAGAAAGACACGGAGGTTTATGGTCTTCCAACGATGCACGAAGTTCGTAAGAAAGTCGAAAAGACTTCAAGGCATTATAGTGAGGTATTAAGTGAGGAGGTCATAAATAAATATAAGAATATGGACTTCTGGAACAGATAATAGATGTCTGAAGCAAGGATTAACCGCATATCAAATGAATTGGGAACGGGTGGTCCTATTGTTTCGGGAATCACAACTTTTTCGAATGTAAATTATTTCGTACCACCAAGAGGAACCACAGCGGAGAGACCATCCAATTGCCCACCAGGTTCTATTCGCTTTAACACTGATGGTGCTCATCTGGAATACTTTGATGGGTTGCAGTGGTTGGAGATGGAAGCGTTTAATAATGAGTTAGGAGTGAATGGTGCTTTAGGTAATCGTGGTTTGTTTGGTGGTGGTTATACTCCAACTCGAACCAATACTATTGATTATATTACCATATCAACATTAGGAAATGCATTAGATTTTGGAGATTTAACTGATGTTAGATCAGGTCTTGCTGCCTGCTCTTCTTCAACTCGTGGTTTATTTGCTGGAGGACATTCTTCAAGTGTTTTGACTGATACAATTTATTTCTTAACATTTTCATCCACAGGAAATACTAGTAGTTTTGGAACATTAACAGCAGGAACTAATAGATTTTTTCAAGGATGCTCCAACGCAACTCGTGGATTATTTGGTGGAGGTCAAGGTCCAGGATATTCTTATAGAAATAATATAGAGTATGTAACAATAGCATCCGCAGGAAACTCTGTTGATTTTGGAGATTTGATGAACGCTGCAAATCTTGCTGCTTCACTTGCTTCTTCTACAAGAGGCATATGGACCGGTGGTTACAATAATCCAAGTGCAAATTTAATTAATTATGTTACAATTTCAACAACCGGAAATGCAGTATATTTTGGAGATTTAAGTGCTTTAAGATATTCAGTTTCTGGTTGCTCAAATGCAACTCGTGGGTTATTTGGTGGTGGAGTTTATCCAAGTCCTGTTGGAACTTTAAATATAATTGATTATATAACAATTGCCTCAACAGGAAATGCACAGGATTTTGGTGATTTAACAGTTAGAAGAAACAGCAATGCATCTTGTTCATCTCCAACTCGTGGAGTATGGGCAGGTGGTTATAATCCAGCAACGCCAACCAATGCAGATAATACAATTGATTATGTAACTATTGCATCAACAGGAAATGCAATTGATTTTGGTGATCTACCTACATTTTCTGTTCGTGGTTATTTTGCAGGTCTCTCCAACGGTCACGGAGGTCTATAATGTCTGAATTTAAGTCATCAAGTTTTAGAAACGAAGACAACAGTGGTGCTCCTGATATTGTTGGAGTGTCTTCATTCACTTCACCATTTTACTTTGTTCCACCATCAGGCACCACAGCACAGAGACCTTCTGGTGATGGACTTGCACCAGGAATGTTGAGGTTTAATACTGATATTGGAAGACTGGAAGTATGGAGAGGAGACCATTGGGCAACGATACTTGGTGAGTCTCCAGACTTAAATGGTGGTGCTCGTGGTTTGTTTGGTGGGGGATATGAAAGTAGTCCAGTCAATACCATAGAATACAATACTATTTCAACTTTAGGAAACTCTATAGATTTTGGAGACTTAACTACTTCTAGATTTAGGTCTGGATATTTCAGTTCATCAACAAGAGCAGTATTTGGAGGAGGTCAAAATCCATCAGTACTTTCTAGTATTGAATATGTAACTATTTCATCAACAGGAAACGGAATCTCATTTGGAAATTTATCTACAGGAACAACTTATTTTTCTGGTTTATCAAATTCTACTCGTGGAGTTTTTACTGGCGGGATAGTACCAACAGCACAGAATGTTATTTCTTATGTAACAATTGCATCAACAGGCAATACTCAAGATTTTGGTGATTTATTAGACACAAGATATTATCATACAAGTTGCGCTTCTTCAACTAGAGGTATTATTGCTGGCGGTGTCGGTTCTCCAGGATTAACGAATTCAATTGAATATATTACAATTTCCACAACAGGAAATTCTTTAGACTTTGGTGATTTGACTGTTAGTGTCAGGGAGAGGTCATCTGGCAGTTCTAATTCTACTCGTGGTGTATTTGGTGGTGGTAGAACTCCAACACTACTAAATTCAATAGAATTTGTAACTATTGCATCAATAGGAAATTCTCAAGATTTTGGAGATTTGTCAAATTTAACCAACGCACCAGCATCTTGTGCATCTCCTACTAGAGGATTATTTGCAGGAGGTTTTGCTCCAGGAGTAGTAAATACTATTGAATATATTACTATATTAACAACAGGAAATGCACAAGACTTTGGAGACCTTTTAGCAGGGAGAAGTCAGATTATGGCGTGCTCCAACGGTCACGGAGGTTTATAAGAAATGACTAGACTTAATATCAGAAGACTTACCAACGAAAACGAAGACGGAGCACCAAGAGTTTCTGGTATTTCTACGTTTTCTTCCACTGCATTTCTTGTGCCCCCAAGAGGAAGCACAGCACAAAGACCATCAGACAATCTTCGTGGTGGTATGATGCGTTTTAATACTGATAGTGGTCATTTGGAGTATTATGATGGGAGTCAATGGACTGATGTTCTTGTACAAGAAACCATAACAATTGGTGCTCGTGGCGTTTATGGTGGTGGAAATCCTAATGTTAATGTAATAGATTATATTGCCATTGCAACAACTGGAAATGCAACAGACTTTGGCGATTTAACCGTTGCCAGAGGTGGTGGAATGGGTGGTTGCGGGTCTCAAACTAGAGGTTTATTTGGTGGAGGTTCTCCCGCTCCAACATTTAGGAATGTAATTGATTACATCACTATAGCAGCAACTGGAAACGCAATAGACTTTGGAGATTTGACACTCGCTAGACAAGAGACTGATAGTTGTTCAGATGCAACTCGTGGTGTGTGGGGTGGAGGAGAAGGACCAGGTGTAAATACAAACATAATAGACTATGTAACTATTACATCAACAGGAAATGCACAAGACTTTGGTGATTTATGGAGTGGTAAGTATGGTTCAAATTCTTTAGCAGGAAAAACTAGAGGACTCTTCTATGGTGGAGGTGTTGGAGCAGATAATACAATTAATTATATTACAATTCAATCTACAGGTAATTCTATTGATTTTGGAGATTTAACTGTTGGTAGGCGTAGTGGTGGAGGAGGATGCTCATCATCAATTCGCGGACTGATGGGTGGAGGTTTTCCGAATACTAATGTAATTGATTACATTACAATTTCATCAACTGGAAATGCAAATGATTTTGGAGATTTAAGTAGTGCTTCTTACGGAAATAGAGGAATGTCTTCACCAACTCGTGGTGTTTGGGCAGGACTAAACAGCACTAATACAATTGAATTTGTTTCAATTTCAACTTTGGGAAATACGCAAGACTTTGGAGATTTGACTGTTGCTCGTGGATACGCTGCAGCAACTTCCAACGCTCACGGAGGACTATAAATATCACTATGGAGAAACTCATATAAATGGCAGCAGCACCAGGAGCATTACGATTTAATAGCGACTCACAAAAACTGGAACTCTTTGATGGGAATCAGTGGGTAGAGATTGTTGCGACTTCTCCTGACTCACAGACTGGTGGTGCTCGCGGTGTAATTGGTGGTGGATGGACTGGTGCAATAAGTAATGTTATTGATTATATCACAATATCTACCACAGGAAATGCAATTGACTTTGGAGATTTAGTTACTGCAAGATATGCTACTGCTGCTTGTTCTTCTTCAACTCGCGGTTTATTCACAGGAGGAAGAACAGACCCTGCAGTAGCAAGATATAATAACATTGAATTTATAACAATATCATCAACAGGAAACACACAAGATTTTGGAGATTTAAATAATTTAAATGTTTCTCCTGGCGGATGTTCAAATTCTACTCGTGGAATATTTGCCGGTGGATATAATCCAACGTTTTTAAATGTAATTGATTATGTAACTATTGCAGCAACAGGAAACGCAGTAGATTTTGGAGATTTAACTGAAGCAAAATTTGCTGCTGGTGGTTGTTCTTCAAATACTCGTGGTATTTTTGGTGGAGGAAGTTTAACACCAGGCGGAACTCATACTAATGTAATAGAGTTTTTTACTATATCAACACTTGGAAACACTGCAGACTTTGGAGATTTAACTCAAACAAGGAGAGTAAACAATTCTTCTTGTTCTAATGCATTAAGAGGTTTATTTGCTGGAGGTCTAACTCCTTCACATGTAAATACTATAGATTTTATTACGATTGCAACTCTAGGAAATGCACAAGACTTTGGAGATTTATTAACAGCGACTGCTTCAAGCTCTGGATGTTCTTCAAGCACTCGTGGTGTCTTTAGTGGAGGAACTTCTCCATCATACACAAATACAATCGCATATGTGACTATATTAACAATAGGAAACGCGGTTGATTTTGGCGATTTAACGGTTGCAAGAGAATCGCCAAGTGCTTGCTCCAACGGTCACGGAGGTCTATAAGAAATGTCTGACTTTAAAATCGACCAAATTAGCAATCAGGCAGGAACCGCAGGACCAGACATTGCAGGCATTACAACATTCAGTAGCACATCAGGAATGTTGATGCCTAGTGGAGCAACAGAGTATCGTGGTGGAAGAGGAAGAGGTGTTTTTGGTGCTCGTTATTCAACACCAACATCTAGAAATAATATTGAATTTATTACAATCTCAAGCACAGGAAACGCAACGGATTTTGGAGATTCTTCTGTCAATAGGTATCAATCGGGTGCTTGTGCATCATCTACTCGCGGTGTATTTGCTGGAGGATATGCTCCAGGAGCATCGAATATAATTGACTTTATAACAATTTCATCTACAGGAAATACATTTGATTTTGGTGATTTAACACTATCAAGATATGGATTAGCAGGATTATCAAACAATACTCGTGGCATTTTTGCTGGTGGAATTGGTGCTGGACCATTAGCAGTTTCAAATATAGACTTTATTACAATATCAACATTAGGTAATGCATCAAATTTTGGGTCCTTATATTTAAGACAAAGACTTTCTCAAGGATGTGCATCTCCTACTAGAGGAATTATTTCCAGTGGATATGATGCTCCATCTGCAACTAATGTAATACAATACATAACTATTTCCACTCTCGGAGATTCGATTGATTTTGGAGATGCGACTCAACCAAGATATGGTTCTGGTACAGCATCAAATTCAATAAGAGGAGTATTTGGAGGAGGTTTTAATCCATCACCTTTAGCGGCAGGTGTTAATACTATTGATTATGTTACAATTGCTTCAACTGGGGATGCAATTGATTTTGGAGACTTGACACAATTGAGATATACTGCTGGAGGATGTGCATCATCTACTCGTGGTGTGTTTGGTGGAGGTTTTAATCCATCACCATTAAGTGCTTATGTAAATACAATTGATTATGTGACTATTATGAGTACAGGAAACGCAATTGATTTTGGAGATTTAATTCAGCAAGGGGGCGATATCGCAGGTTGCTCTGACGCTCACGGAGGTTTAGGAGACTAATATGCCTATCAACGAAAACGCACCACTAGTTGTATTACCAGGAGCAATCAGATTCAACACGGACTCGATGAAGTTAGAGTATTATCGTGGTGGTCCTGTAGGATTTGGAACCACTACAACGACTGGTGAATGGGTCAATCTTACAACAGACTCACCAGACATTCAGACTGGTGGAACTCGTGGTTTGTTCGCAGGAGGTTATACTCCTTCTGCGACTAATGTAATTGAATATATAACAATTTCAACAACAGGGAATGCAATTGATTTTGGAGATTTAAGTCAAACACGTACCATTCCAGCAGCATCGGCATCATCTACAAGAGGACTTTTTAGTGGTGGTCAAATACAACCATCTTTTGTAAATCAAAATACAATAGATTATATTACAATATCATCAACAGGAAATGCACAAGACTTTGGAGATTTAACGAGAACTACTAATTCTAGTGCATCTTGTTCGTCATCTACTAGAAGTTTAAATGCTGGTGGAGGTTCAAATACAATTGATTATATCACAATATCATCAACAGGAAATGCACAAGACTTTGGAGATTTAACTAGAAGTGTATTTAGATTTTCTGCTTGTGCATCATCAACTCGTGGTATTTTTGGTGGAGGAAATTCAGCACCAGTTTCAGCAACTAATGTTATTGATTTTGTAACTATATCTACATTAGGAAATGCTGCAGATTTTGGAGATTTATTAACTACTAGACAAACACCCGGAGCATGTTCTAATGCAACTCGTGGGTTATTTGGTGGAGGGTATAATCCATCAAATCTAAATGTAATAGAGTACATTACGATTGCTGCTCTAGGAAATGCATTAGATTTTGGAGATTTAACAGTTGCTCGTGCTTATAATGCAGGAACATCTTCTTCTACTCGCGGGGTTTTTGGTGGAGGAAATTCTAATGTAATTGATTATGTAACAATAATGTCTATTGGAAATGCAATTGATTTTGGTGATTTAACTTTTGCTCAATATGATACTTCAAATGCCTGCTCCAACGGTCATGGTGGTCTTGGATAAATAACTAAAAAGTATAAAGATGTCTGTTATTAAGGTCAATAATATTACAAGTCGAGATGGGACAACAGGACCAGTGATTGCAGGTATCGCTACTGTGTCCACAACGTCTCATTTTGTTGTTCCGACTGGAAATACAGGACAGAAAGTTGCATTAGCACCAGATCCATATATTAACAACTTGGTTCTTGCACTACCGTTTAATAGTGAGAGTGTTTTTGATGATGTTTCTTCAAGAAATCAAGGAACATTTTCTGGAAGAGGTTCTGTAGGTTTTGCAACGACAACAGCAAGTCTTCCATTTGGTGTGAGTGGAGTTACAACAACATCAGTAGGTATTGTAACATTCTCCAAGTATTATGGAACTTCTGTTGGTTTTAATACTACTATTTCAGCCACTCAAGCACTTCAAAATATTAATACATCAGACTATCAGTTTGGTGGGCAAGACTTTACAGTAGAGTGTTGGATCTATCTAAGATCATTCTTTGATAGTGGTGATGGAGATTATCCTGTTGTCGTAAAATGTTCAACTAATTCTAGTTGGTTGACAGGATGGTCTTTTGGTTTAAGAAATACTAGTAAATTTAATTGGTATGCAAATGGGACCGGTGTTGATGGGCAATCTTATACCTATGATAATGCTAGTGTGTCAACATACTCCACAAATACTTGGTATCACATTGCTGTTGTAAGAAAAAATCTTACACGTTCTTTATATGTTAATGGCGTATTGGATGGATCTAATACTGATCTTTTGAATTATCAACCAACATCAATCATATCTATTGGTAATGATATAGAACAACCAGCTGGTTTTTCCGGTTACTTACAAGACCTTCGTATCTACAAAGGTGTAGCAAAGTACACATCAAACTTCACACCTCCTACACAGATTGCATTATAAGTTATGCCAGTACCATCAGGAGCACTACGATTTAATTCAGATTCTGGAAAACTAGAATACTACAACGGGGAAGCGTGGTGGCAGATTGATAGTTTCACACCAGACTCTGCGACTGGTGGTGCTCGTGGTGTTTTTGGTGGTGGATATGTTCCTTCTCCTGGTAGCGGAAATCAAAATGTAATTGATTATGTAACTATTTCAACAACTGGTAATGCAATTGACTTTGGAGATCTTACTGTTGCTAGAAGAGGTGGTAGAGGTTCTTTAGCATCTGCAATAAGAGGCGTGTGGTTTGGTGGATTTACATCTGGTGATGTTAATATCATTGACTATGTTACAATCTCATCGACAGGAAATGCGTTAGATTTTGGTGATGGAACATCAAGTAGAAGAGATGCTGGTGGACTATCTAATAGCACAAGAGGTTTATTTGGTGGTGGTGTTTCGGGTCCTTCAACAGTCAATATTATAGAATATATAACAATAGCATCAACTGGAGATTCAAGAGATTTTGGAGATTTAATTTCGTCCGTTAGAAGTCTTGGTTCTTGCTCATCAACAACAAGAGGTGTGTGGGGAGGAGAATATTTTTCTCCTGCAGGAACAAATACGAATGTAATTCAATTTATTACAATTGCATCATTGGGAAATACATCAGACTTTGGCGATTTAACACAAGCAAGAAGTGCTACAAATGCTTGCTCAAATGCAACAAGAGGTTTATTTGGTGGAGGTTCAACTCCAGGACTAGTAAATACAATTGATTACATTTCAATAGCATCTCTTGGAAATGCACTAGATTTTGGAGATTTAACACAAGCAGCAACTCAAGCAGCAGCAGCATCCTCATCAACTCGTGGAGTTTGGGCAGGAGGTGCTGTGCCTAGTATCTCAAATGTTACTGCATATGTGACTATATTAACAACAGGAAATGCAATAGACTTTGGAGACTTAACAGTTGCGAGAGATAATGGAATTGGTGGTCTATCCAACGGTCACGGAGGTCTCTAACAAATAGAATTACTGCAATCTCTACGGGCAGGAGAGGAGAAATCCTCTCCGTTGTTTTATATTACCAACACCAGACGACTGCTGACCAGCGCCTCCCGACAGTTACTTCATCAACGCGGTGAGGATAAAGAAACAGACTAGGCCACGCTATGATTGAACCAGCAGCTGGTTTCACTTTATAATCGTCCCAAAAGACCAGTTCTCCACCTTCATAATTATCATTCAAGCAGATAATCATACTTAAAACTGGTATGCCTTGCTCTGGTGGAGAAAATAAACTCCGGATATGGTCCATGTGGCAGCGCATAATCATACCAGGTTCATAACGATTAAAACGAACCTTACTAAACTTGTTCATAATCTGACTAGTTCTATCTCCACCACCTTCAAATAGAACTTTTTGATTATAAATTCCACCCATTTGGATAATGAATGGCGTCAACAAGTTTTGAAGTTCATCGGTAGTATTCTGAACCTCAAGTTCTTTAGTTTCTTCAGAACCAAAAGTTCCTTGAATAGAGTTATACCAAGTGTGTTTGCCCCACTCTCTCTTTTCAATATCATCAATGATATAATCACAGAGATTCTGTGGAATCAATTGTTCCACCAAAATTAAATCTTTAAGAGTTGAATCTGGATTGTTTAAAGTCATCTATAAATCTCCTATTAAATGCAACGGTCTAGTGGTAAATAGGTCAAAGAATTTACGTCGCCAAGACTACCCTTTGCCCAAGTATTAAAGGACAAACTAATTCTTTCAGTTTCTGACTGGTTTGCAGGCACACTATGAGTCAAATTACTTGGAAAGATAATCAATTCTCCTGCTTTCATAGGTAGAAGAAATGTAGCACTATTAAAGTTATTGTATTTCTGAACACTCAAAGATACATCTCTTTGTGCTTTACTACGAAACTGGATTGGTGGGAGTTGTTCACTAATCACAGGATACCAAACACCACTGACCAAACTATTTGGATGAACGTGTTCATGATGAGACTCACCTTTACCAGACTTATTAATCCAAGACTGTGTAATTACCAGTTGATTATCAGAACTCATAATTTCAGTCACGAACTTATGAATTTTGGATTCAATAAATGCCTTAATATTACTGAGTTCTGGTTTGTCTAATACAAATGTATCTTCTGATTGTCTGTTATAATGTATTACGTTTCCTGCATCACCACCTTTGTTTTCTCTACGGCAAGGAAGATTGCGAATAAACTCCAACTCTTTTTCATAAGTTAGAGGGTATTGTGCAATCAAGACTGGTGTTGGAAATAATGATAGAAGTTCGTCTTGAGACATGTTAAAAATATTTTTGATTATTATATCAGAGTCTTAAAGATAAATCAAGATACAACTTATCTTCAATGGAGACAAACCTAGTCTAGTTGATTTTTATGAGGTTGTCAAGTAGAATAAATAAAGGAAAAGTAGTCGGTTAATAATGGCATTTACCAAGATTGCTGCCGCTGGTATTGGAAGCACAGGAACTTTCTTATTTGATAACCTGAACGTTACTGGAGTTTCGACATTCGGAAACACAGTTGTTGGTGGTGCCACAACAGAATTAATTGTTAGTGGTGATGCAAGAGTCACTGGCATTCTTACGATCGGAACCAGTTCAATTACACTTGATGGAAGTAACAATCAAGTCAATGTAGGAACTGGTGTTACGATTCATCACAGTAATGGTGTTCAAGTCGGCAGAAATACTTTACATTCTGAAGGTCTTATAGTAAACTCACTGAATGCTTCTGGAGTGATTACTGCGACAAGTTTTTATGGAGACGGAACAAACTTAACTAATACTGGTTCAACATTAAGTGCTGCTTCTGGTTCACAGAGAGTTGTTCTGACTGGGCAGACTTCAGGAACGATGACTGCTTCGGCAACAAGTTCTAGTTTATCTTTTAATGCATCTACTGGAGCATTGAGTGCTACAAGTTTTAGTGGGTCTGGTGCTAACTTAACTGGTATTGCTGCGACTACTAATGTAAGAACTGATAGTCTTGTAGTATCTGGAATTACCACTGCGACTGGTGGTGTTCAAGGTAATGTAATAGGTAATCTGACGGGTAATGTAAATGCAAGTGGAGTTTCTACATTTTCTGGTGGTGTTGTAGTTGCTGCTGGTAGTGCTGGCGCTCCATCTATCAGTCCAACAGGGGACAATAATACAGGTATATTTTTTCCTGCTGCTGATACTATTGGTTTTTCGAACGGTGGAAGTGAAAAATGGCGTATTGGTGGATCTACGTATGAATACACAAATCTAACAAATTATGGAACTAATTTTGATGATTATAAACCTTGTCTTTCTTCATATCGTTCTTCTGGAGGATCTAGTAGTACAGAAACCTTTGATTCTACTATTGGTAACGGTTCTTGGAATAGTAAAACTTTAACATATAATCAAATAATTCAAACTTCACACGGATATGCTCCTGCCGTAACCAATCGTGCTGTTATAGGATCATATGTGTATGCTTCCAATAATGGTTCGGGAGATAATAGTTTTCCAACTGGTGGTAGTGGAACTTCTTATTGGACTCCAAATGGATGTGCTATTTGGGGAAATAGTGGCGGTGCTAGTGGTAATCAAGGAACAGCATCGATACGTGCCGATTTTCAATCATATTATTATTCTGGTTCAGCATTTTATGCTAGAGTTTTAAATGGAGTGACGAGTGGTGTTGGTTATGGATTACATGTAGATCTTGGGGGACATCCATTTGGGGGGAGACAAGTTGGAGTTTATGTTCGCCAAATGGATAATCAGACAATGACCGGCAATGCTGGATATGTATATAAGAGACATAATACAAGCAACACCTTCTGGGTTATGCAAGTTGAAAATGGTGCAGGAAGTACAATTGGTGGAATTACTTGCACCAATACAAATACTGCCTTTCCAACAAGTTCTGATTATAGATTAAAAGAAAATGTTGTTCCTCTCACTGGAGCAATTGACAAAGTTAAACAAATACCTGTTCATAGATTTAACTTTATTGCATCGCCAGAAATTACTCAAGATGGATTTTTAGCACACGAACTTCAACCTATTGTTCCAATTGCTGTTGATGGTGATAAGGATGAAGTTGAGACTCTACCAAAAAAAGATGAAGACGGAAACTTTATTTATAATGGTGAAGGTGATGAAAGAACACCAATTTTTAAAACAGTTCCAAAATATCAAACCGTTGATTATTCTAAAGTAGTTCCTCTTCTTACAGCAGCACTTCAAGAAGCACTTACAGAGATAGAAACCTTAAAGGCAAGACTTGATGCTGCAGGTCTCTAAACCCCTTGACAACTCCCCAGATTTCCCTTATAATACTCTTGTCTTTCAGTTCTTTGTATCTTTGAGAATGAAAGATCCTCTTCGGTGGTGTGAAGAGGTGGGTTGGTGGTATCATAAAGGAGGGCATAAAACCCTCCTTTTTTCTTATATAAATTATTAATAAATCTTAAAAATATGAACTTTGCCGTATATTCTAAAGACGATTGCCCCTTTTGCTACAAGATCAAACAAGTTCTTGAGTTGACTGGAAGTAACTTTGTGGTGTATAATCTAGGAGAACACTTCACAAAAGAAGAGTTTTATGCCGAGTTTGGTGAAGAATCAACTTTCCCACAAGTTGTCTGTGATGATCAAAAATTAGGAGGGTGCATTGACACGATACAATTCCTCAAGAAAAGACAAATCATTAAATCCTGACCTAAATAAAAGTGAAGATCATTTCAATCGTGGTGTTGAACTGATACTCAACGGAGGCAAAAGAAAGCAGACTCAACCATTCCATCTTATCTTTGAGAAGATAGTTTGCTTTCTGAATCGGGAAGTCACTATCTACTTGGAGTTTTCCTTCAAGATAAGGAAGAAAAAGTAATTTCCCGGAGAACACAAATGTTAGCAATCAGTTTAGTTTTAGGTTCATTTCTAACAGTATTGTTTCTGATTGTGGGAGTCGTGCTTGGTTGGGTAGCGCGAGAATATATGATGAATCATCAAGAAGGACCAAAACAAATTGCCTATCATCCAGAGTTTTATGATAAGGATGGTGAGTTAATTGACCAAGAAATTGTATCAGTAAGATTTGAACCAGGATATTTCGAAGATGACTTTGAAATGGAAGAGGATGAAGATTAATTCATAAATAACCCTAATAGTATTCAACATTCTGTTACTTATATGACAACGACAACAAAAGCAAAAACTGCTGTTAAAAAAGCAACACCAAAAGCAAAACCAGTAGAAACACCGATTCAGGATCTTCCTGCAAATCCTTTTGTCTTTGAGATTCTGAACATTGTAGTTAAACAACGAAGCAATGCTAAAAAGATTGAAGCACTCAAGAAGTTTGAGCATCCCTGTCTAAAGGCAATCTTCATTTGGAACTTTGATGAATCAATTGTTTCAGCACTTCCTCCCGGCGATGTTCCTTATGCTGCTGTGGATGAGATGGATTCATTCAAAGGAACCTTGAGTGAAAAAATTAATGATGCAGTTGAAAAGATGGGAGAACTTGGAACCAACTCACTAGGTTCTCAAGATCAGGGAAGGTCTTCAATTCGCAAAGAATATGATAAGTTTTATAATTTTGTCAAGGGTGGTAATGATGGATTGAGTTCAATGCGTAGAGAGACGATGTTTATTAATACTCTTCAAGGTCTTCATCCTCTTGAAGCAGAAATTGTTTGCCTTTGCAAAGATAAGAAACTGGACACAAAGTATAAGATCAGTAGAGATATTGTTTCGCAGGCATATCCTGATATTCAGTGGGGAGGTCGTTCTTGAGCAAACTTCGTGATGTGGCAACGAAAAATACAGAAACGACTATGGAAAACTGGACTCCCGCAGAAAAAGAAACCTGTAAGTCACGCTACGGTTGTGACATTATGATTGAGAATGGTTCTTATGCGGAAGTTTGCACAAAAGAAGCACCTAGTGATGCTTATATTGTGCAGTATATGGTGGATGGTAAGATTTGTTTTGATCTGACCAGAGGTGCAAAAATTCGACTGTTTGATATGTATTGGGATAAGTTTCGTGAGAATCTAAAGAGTGTTGAATTTGGATATGGGAGAGTCAATCCAAAACTCTGGGGTTATAAATCACCCGAAAAGAAAAAGCGAAAGTGATTTCCCAGATCGGGTAAAAAAATCTCCGGTAAAAATTCTTACGCGATGATTTTTTAAAATTGTATCACATGTTACAAAATAAGTCTTATAAATTTACTAAGAGTATTTTATAATACTCTTTACGTTCATCGGAGAAATCCGACGCAAGTAGGACGGCGGAACGGCACGTTCATTCGCTATTCGCAAATAGCGAACGCAAACCGCCCGAAGGAACGGGACTAATCATCTCATTCTGGAGGAAATTCTAATGTCACAAGTCGTGTATAGGGGTGTCGCATATGACACCGAAGTTCGTCGCCAAGCACAACAGCAGGCACAACAACAACCCCAACAATACAACGAAACATATCGTGGAGTTAAGTTTGTAAAGGGGAATGTAAAATGAATACTTATTTTGTTCGCTACTTAAAGCAAAAAGTCAGGAGAGAAAATCTTCTCAAAATTGCACAACTGAATATGGCAAAGCAACCACAAGTTGCTTAACAAATCAGAGAGGGACTTGACTCCCTCTCTTTTTTTATGTAGAATGCTTGAAGAGAATACTATCCTATGGACAAAGACCGATTAAAACTGATTGTTCGTAATCTGGAACTTCTTGTTGACTCCTTAAAAGCAGAAATCTATTCGGATACAACTGCTTATAGGTATGATGATATTCGACCTAAAGAACTGGATTATGATGAAATTTTCGAGGATTCTGAATGAGTAGAGCAAAGCAATTGGTTAAATTATTAGAAAGAATGTTGAAACAAGACCACTTGTTTTCGGAAGAACAAATTGTAGAAATCAAACAACAATTGCGAGTTGTCAAGAAAGAACTCGCAGAAGTCGAAGCACAAACATCAAAAGGATTTGGAAAGAAATGACTGTAAAACTAATTAGCGTTACACCAGATGCAGAAAAAACAATGGCGTATGTTGCAAGAGTTAGCAATCCTGCGAATCAAGACAACGAAAACTATGCCAAGTTGCTTGCTTATTGTATTAAGCATAATCATTGGTCTGTGTTTGAGCAGTCTTTTATGACTCTTGAGATTGAGACCAATCGTGGTATCGCAGCACAAGTGCTTCGTCATAGGAGCTTCACATTTCAGGAATTTTCGCAACGTTATGCAGATACTAATCTAATCACCGAAAATATTCCGATTCCTGATCTTCGTAAGCAAGACACCAAGAATCGCCAAAATTCTACAGATGATTTGGGTGATTATGTAAAACTCAAATTCCAGACAGAAATTGCCGAACTGTTTACGCACTCTAATAACCTCTACAAGCGAATGTTGGAGGCAGGCGTAGCAAAAGAGTGTGCAAGGTTTATATTGCCCTTAGCGACGCCCACACGCATCTATATGACGGGCTCGTGCAGGTCTTGGATACATTATATCAATCTTCGTTCTGCAAACGGAACTCAAAAAGAACATATGGACATTGCACTTGCTTGCAAAGAAGTTTTTAAAGAGCAATTTCCTTCAGTGTCAGAGGCACTGGAATGGGTCTAAATATTTTTGTGTTGAAATTATAACTGATGCCTACATATCGATTTGAAAATACAGAAACTGGGGAAATCTTTGAGAAATGGATGCTAATGGCAGAAAAAGAACCATATCTCAAAGAAAATCCCCATCTCAAACCCCTCATTCCAACTCAAATGAATGTTGGTGAAGTGGGTGATTGGAGGAATAAATTAACCTCCAAACATCCCTCATGGAATACTGTCCTAGAAAAAGCAAGCAAAGCACCAGGTTCAACTGTAAAGAAACTCTAATATGGCAAGAAGAAAAAGAGGAAACAATGACCAACCAATCGGAGTTGGTCTTACAGCAAAGCAGGCAAAAAGAAAGAAACCATTAAGTTCAGAGTATTTGGTTGATATAGAACCTCTTACAGACAATCAAAAGCGTCTGTTTGATTCCTATGCAGATGGAAAGCACATTGTTGCTTATGGTTGTGCCGGAACTGGTAAGACGTTCATTACACTTTACAATGCTCTTGTAGATGTTCTTGATGAAAGAACTCCCTATGAGAAAATTTATCTTGTTAGGTCACTGGTCGCTACAAGAGAGATTGGATTCTTGCCTGGTAGTCACGATGATAAGGCAGATATTTACCAGATTCCTTATAAGAATATGGTGAAGTATATGTTCCAAATGCCTTCTGATGCTGACTTTGAAATGCTCTATGGAAATCTAAAGTCACAGGAAACAGTTAAGTTTTGGAGCACCTCATTCTTAAGAGGCACAACTCTTGATAATGCAATCATCATTGTGGATGAATTCCAAAACCTTTCATTTCACGAATTGGATTCTATCATTACTCGTGTGGGTGAAAATACCAAGATTTGTTTCTGCGGCGATGCTTCTCAATCAGATTTGCAGAAAACAAACGAGCGTAATGGTATTGTAGACTTTATGAATGTGTTGCGTAAAATGCATTCTTTTGATATAATTGAATTTGGTGTAGAAGACATTGTTCGTTCTGGACTTGTTAAAGAATACATTATCGCTAAATTGGATGCTGGTTTTTAATGTTTAATCATATTGATATTGAACTCCCAAAGTTAGAGCGTGAGACAATAGATGGTGTTAGGTATTATAAAGTGCCTGATGATGAAGAACTTCTTAAACTAGTTTCAATCACTTCTGTTACGAGTCATTTCAATCGTGAAATATTTGTCAAGTGGCGTAAAAAGGTTGGTGAAGAAGAGGCGCAGAAGATTACTAAAGCGGCTACTTCTAGAGGCACGGATATGCATTCTCTCGTTGAGAATTATCTTTACAATCAGGATCTCCCGCCTGTTCCGCCGCTTCCGGATTTTCTTTTTAAGATTGCGAAAACGGAACTTAATCGTATAAATAATATCTATGCTCTTGAAGGATCCCTATATAGTAAGCAACTGGGAATTGCAGGGACTGTTGATTGTATCGCAGAGCACAATGGTGAATTAGCAATAATTGACTTTAAGACTTCTAAAAAACCCAAACCACGGGAATGGATAGATCACTATTTCGTTCAGTGTATGGCGTATGGAGCGATGTTCTATGAACTCACAGGCATCCCCATCAAAAAACTTGTAATCATTATGTCTTGTGAAAATGGAGAATGTATCATTTATGAAGAAAGAGACAAATCAAAGTATCTCAAATTACTTACCCAATATATTAGAACATTTGTTAGAGACAAACTCGCAGAATATGGAACCAAATAAAGAACTAGAACAGGTCATAGAAAATAAGTTTCTGACTCCTTCAAAGTTTGCTCTAGAAATAGAGAAAATTGTAATTGAAGAAAATTTCAATTATATTGATGCAATTTGTCATTTTTGTGAGATTAACAATCTTGAGGTTGAGTCAGTCACAAAACTTATTTCAAAACCTCTAAAAGAGAAGTTGAAATATGATGCGATTAGTCTAAACTTTATGAAACGTACATCAAGAGCAAAACTGCCTTTATGATTGTGACGCCTTTTGAAGTCTATCAAAATTATTTAAGTCTCAAATCACACTTTACAAATCCCAAATACGACTACTTCAAATACAATAAAAAAGTTAGAGCAACTCTAACTTCCTTTAATCGTCGCAAAGATAAGTATTTCTTCGAACGCACTTCGCGCAAACTATCTGACAAAGAAGTCGTAGATTTTTTAGTATCAAACTTTGTAGCATCAGACAACCCGAGTAATTTATGGATTGGTTCTTTAATAAATGGCGGAGAGCAAGTTTATACAGAATGGATGCGACGACAGCAGAGTTTAAGTTACTTGTTCAAGGAACAAAGCAACGAATTGTTCTCGCAGACAAAATTAGAGGATGCCTTGAATTGCTCCAAAGGACATCCACCAATTCTAAAAAGTTTTTTAAGCGGTAAAATTTGCTTGGAAACTTTGGTAATCTATGATAAAATATTTGGGTTTAGTAAAAAGTTTGATAAGAAATTATTAGACCCAGTGTGGGAAACCGTCAGTTTAAAGATTGTAAAGTATGCCCCCTTTCTAAATACAGACATATTCCAGTATAAAAGAATTTTACGGGAAATCATCGATGAGTAAATTTTTTGATTCTGATATTATTCAGGAAGAACTGAAAGAAATCAATCAGTTACAAGAGAGTATTTACGGAAGTATTCTTTCTTTTGGTATGATGGATCGTGAAACGAAACTGGAACATATTGAAAAACTTGAAATGTTACTTGAAAAACAACGAGTAATGTATACAAGACTATCTCTTTCTGATGACCCACAAGCGGTTATAATGAAAGATAATCTTCGTAAATCAGTTGCTCTGATGGGATTCCCACCAGAGACTGATATGGGAGTGCTGTTTAGTAGTATGACCAAAACCATAGAATCTCTCAAGCAATACATTGACGGTTGAGAGCATTTTTGCTATAATATCCAAGGAATCCAATTCATCCCATTTATCCAACGTATCTAAAATGAGTTTCGCAAATCTTAAAAAACAATCCAAACTTGGTTCTCTCACCGAAAAACTGGTGAAGCAAGTTGAAAAAATGAACAACTCCGAAAGTTCTAGTGACGATCGCTTTTGGAAGTTGAGTGTTGATAAAGGCAATAATGGTTATGCAGTCATTCGTTTTCTTCCTGCTCCTGATGGAGAAGACCTGCCGTTTGTCAAGGTTTATAGTCACGCATTTCAAGGACCTGGTGGTTGGTTGATTGACCAGTGCCTTACTACAGTAAATCAAAAGTGTCCAGTGTGCGAATACAACTCCGGACTCTGGAACAATGGCACTGATGCTGGTAAAGAAGTTGCTCGTAAGCAGAAGCGTAAACTGACTTATGTGAGTAATGTTTATGTTGTCAAAGACCCTGCGAATCCTGAAAACGAAGGTAAGGTCTTCCTCTTTAAGTATGGTAAGAAAATCTTTGATAAGATTATGGAAGCAATGCAACCTGAATATGAGGACGAAACTCCGATTAACGCATTTGACTTCTGGCAAGGTGCAAACTTCAAACTGAAGGCAAAGAGTGTTGCTGGTTATCGTAACTATGATTCCAGTGAGTTTGCGACTCCTGGTGCTCTTCTGGACGATGATGATGCAATGGAAGCAATCTGGAAGAAGCAGTATTCGCTTACTGAATTTGTTGCTGCCGACCAGTTCAAGACTTATGATGAACTGAAGAAGCGTCTTGACTCTGTGCTTGGTGCTAAGACTTCTACTCGTCTTGATGAAGAAGTTGAGGATGAAGACGATACTCGTGGTTCAGTTCGTGACCTTGATGATGGTCTTCGTAGTGAACTCAATAATCTTCAACCCACTCGTCGTGCTGCTGCTCCAGTGGAAGAAGATGAGGATGATGACGCACTTTCATACTTTGCCCGCTTGGCAGAAGACTGATGTGTATGAGGAGGAGAGAATTCTCCTCCCTTAAAATGGAATTGTAACTTTCGTATTTTCTGTTTTAATCAATTTATCACTTACATACTGCGATGATCTATCATAAATCATCGCTTTTCTTGTATCGTTGATAACTTGTTGCAGGTATCTTGGTTTGAGGACATAAATGCCTCTTTTATCATTATTTTTTAGCACTTCATACTCATAATTACTCACACCCACAATTGGATCTGAAATACGAATAACATTTGCTCCAAGTTGAGTTGCATCATTCGTATAAAGATTTCCATCGTAAGTATAATAAATTTTAAAGTCTTCATCAACAACTTGACCAGAAGGAAGAATTAAACGGTCTTCTGGGTCTTTGACTTCTGTGGTCTCATAATGATGGACTGCATTCAAATCATTTCCATAAATTGATTCTGCATAATCATAAACTTGTTTGTCAGAGAGTGGCCATTCGTCTCTGACTCTTATGATTCCTGCGGATACAATTACAACCCAATCATATTGAACACTACCATAAAGTTCTTGTGCAACTAACTCTGGTCTTGATCCATCTGGAATCTGATACTTATCAAAGACAGTGAAGACGTTTTGTAAATCATCACGAAGTTTGACTCTACGAAATAGATTCTTTACAGTCACATATTGTTGAGAAGATTTTGAATCCGGTAAAAATGATTGATATTCTAGATTTGGAAGTTCTCTGAAGTAAGTCATCAGTATCCAACTCCTATGTCTGAATTTTTATAATCTTCTGCATAAATTGGTGATAGTTCTTGAAACTGTAGAGTTAATTGCATATGCACTGGAGTTGCGTCAGGATATGTTGCATATTGTGCAGAACCATTATAATTTACACTCATTTGTGTAAGGGCACAAGGTTTGAAAGTATGTAAAAATGGGTGTTGTTTTCCCCCACTCATGTATTGCAATTTAAAAACATTTGGTGCTTTAACAAAAAGACCATTTCCATTTACATCTGGTGTTCCTTTTCTAGGAGTCATGTTTATTTTAAATCTTCTAATGATCTTTTTAATCATTTGAGATTCATCTACAGATCTAGGAACCATATCAAATGTAAAATTAAACGCAGGACGTATTGTAACTCCATTAAAAAGAAGTTCTACATTTTCATTGAATACTTGTCCAGTTGCTCTTGAAATAATTTGGTTAATATTTCCCTGACCTAATGCCGCTTGTAAACCTGCAGCAGCTGCTCCAGCGGCCGCTGCAGATTGTCCTTCTCCAGTAGATAATGCACCACCAATTTTTTCAAAAAACTTTGATCCGGATTTAAATAATGATCCTACAAGATTTGAACTTAGAACTGCTTCGGCACCAGCTGAAGCTAAATTTGCTGCAATAGGATTCATTGTTCCAGATTGCCAATCTGCACCGTTATTATCTTGAATATTTGCAGGCATTGGTAAAATAATGGTTGTTTGAGAAGTTTTGATACTTTCTCTCAATGCATCTTCACTGGTGTCAAGAGCAAAACTATTTTGTCCTTTTAATCCTAAACCTGGTGGTTTATATTCAAGAACTTGTATTTTAAAGTAATCATCTTGTGGCCCAATATTATTACGAGGATATCTTAATAATTCTGCCATTTATTTTTTTAACTATTTATTGCTAATTTCTTATTATTCTTTTATAAGGAATTGATTTTAAAGTATTATATTCTTGAGGTGTTAATTCATATAAACCACTTACTAATCTATCACCATCTTCAGTATTATATTGTCTTATTTTACCCCAATGATAATTAAAAGCACGGAATCCTTTGGGTAACATATCTCCCGCAATAATTAAAGGGTGGCGATCATAAAGTATTTTAGGGGTAGCAGCATAATAAATGTAAGTATAATATTTACCAGGAACTGGAAAATTTCTTTTTGTATCACTTGCAATTGTCAAAATTTCATCCATTAATTGTTCAGGTGTTTCATTTCCAAATAAAGAATCTTTAAACTTTGAGAATCTATTTGCTGAACGACTTGTTCCTGACAATTTGGGGGATTTTGGATTAGCACTTTTATAGTCATGATCATTTTTGATTAAACTAATCAGTTGAGTTTTGGTTAATCTTTGATATCCACTAATTCTACCTTGTCCAGATGCAGTAGTATAGTATATTTTGTATTCTTCAGCGATTTCAATTAATTCACCTTTAGTGTAATCTTCTAATCTTTTTTCGTATCCTGTGAGTGCCATTACTTGATACCTAATTCATGTTCGGTAATCACCTTGAATTCATATCCACGATCAGCACACCATTCTCGTGCTGCTTCCCACTTTGATTGATTCTTTGCATACTCATAAACCTCAGCAATGTATTTCTTTGTTTGTCTTTGTGGTTTAGTGGGGGGAACTGTTTGTTTTGATGGTTTAATTTCAATCATATATTTTTTAATGCTCCCATCAGATTCTTTGACTTTGATAAGGAAATCGGGAAAATATCTATGAACCTTTCCATCCAATGGAGATCTATAAGGAATACATTTTTCTTCTGATGACCATTCAATTATTTTTTCATTTGTATCACAATAGACGCAAAATTTACGTTCCCATAAAGATCTGTATATAATATTTGTTGGGTCACCAGAGTATTTTTCTGGATATGACGGTTTATATTTTCCTTTGTATGACATCTAAATACTTGTAACAAGAAACTCATAATAGGTATTTAGAGTGGCGTTACCACGCAGAATATCAGACATCAAACCACTATTTACAAATCTGGCACAAACTTCTCATTATGAAGTTAAGTTTGGTGGACTTTCTGGACAACTGATGAGTTATTTAAGAACCAGAGGAGTATCATCAAGATTTGTTGCTGAGGATGCTGGTCTTCTGTGCCATAATGCAGTTTTACCAACATCACAATTCGCAACTGTAGATGTTCCTGGAAATTATACTGGAATCACACAAACGTTTGCTCATAGAAGAATTTATCAGGATATAAGTCTTGAGTTTTATGTCGATAATAATTACAACACATTGAAATTTTTAGAGCATTGGATGGAATTTATTGCAAGTGGATCATCAAATCCAATTAACGGCAATAACCTTCCAATCAACATGAACGTTGATGAAGGTTATTTCATAAGAATGCAATATCCAGAATATTATAAATCAAACCGAACAAGAATCATTAAATTTGATCGTGATTATCGAAGAGAAATAGAATATACTTTTGTTGGATTATATCCATATAATATTTCATCTATACCAGTTTCTTATGGTCAATCTGATGTATTGAAAATGCAAGTGACATTTAAAATTGATCGTTACGTTATTGGAAGATCTTATAGTGTTGATTATAATAGAAATGATGATAATAATAAACTTCCTTCTCAACCTCAATTACAACCAGTATCTCAACCAAAACCTAGATTAGTTCCAAGGTCTCCTGGATCTATACCATCAAATGGTGTTGAATTATTTCCAGCAAATCAAACCTTAGCAGAGTCACTTTACGGATCTCAAAATAACAGATAAATAATTTCATCATATTTGTGATTGAAAATGTCATTACCTAAGATTGCAACTCCTTCTTATTCTTTAGAAATTCCATCTCTTAAAAAAGAAATTAAATATCGACCATTTCTTGTAAAAGAAGAAAAAATTCTTATTATTGCAATGGAAAGTGAAGACCCAAAGCAAATCGCAGAAGCCGTTAAAACTGTAATTAATAATTGTATTCTAACTAGAGGAATTAAAGTTGAACAACTTGCAACTTTTGATATTGAATACTTATTTTTAAATATTCGTGGAAAATCTGTAGGGGAAACAGTTGATGTTTTAATTACTTGTCCGGATGATGGAAAAACTCAAGTTCCTGTAAGTATTAATCTTGACGATATTCAAATTAGTGTTGATAAAAAACATTCAAGAGATATTAAACTTGATGATAATTTGACTTTGAGAATGAAATATCCATCAATGAATGAATTTATTAAATCCAATTTTGGAAATGATTTTAATATGAGTGTGGACGACACATTCAATTTGATTGTTTCTTGTATGGAACAAGTGTATAATGAGGAAGAATCTTGGTCTGCATCTGATTGCACTCAAAAAGAATTGTCAGAATTTATTGAGCAGTTAAGTTCAAAGCAATTTAAAGAGGTTGAAAATTTCTTTTCTACAATGCCTAAACTTTCTCATACTCTTAAGATTAAGAATCCAAATACTGAAGTTGAAAGCGAAGTATTGCTGGAGGGATTATCAAGTTTTTTCGCTTAGGGATGGCTCATGAAAGTCTTGAGTCATATTATAAGACAAACTTTTCTTTAGTTCAGCATCATAAATATTCATTGACAGAAATAGAAAATATGATACCTTGGGAGCGTGAAATTTATATTGCTCTTCTTAAACAATATATTGAAGAAGAAAACTTAAAGAACCAATCAAATGGCTGAGTTAGATCCTGAAAAAGTTGGCAGATTAGGTGTTGATCCGGGCACAGGGTCTCCTTTGTCTCAAGAAGTTCGTAATGCTCTTTTAAAAAAATCTACTATTGATGCATCTGTTTTTCAAAATATTGAAAGTAGAAGAACACAAACCGATGCACAAAACGCAGAATTGTCTAAAGGGCAGGAACAAGCTCTTTTAGGATTTAATTCGACTCTTCAATCTATAAGAACTGATATTGTAAAACTGGGAACAGGTCTTTCTGGTATTGCTCTTCTTCTTCAGCAAGATGCGGCGGAAGATCAAAATAAAATTAGAGCAGACCAAGAAAAGCAAAGATTATTAACAGAACGCCAAGTTAGAGTCGGAAAAGAAAGTGAAATAGAACAAAAAATTCAAAATGCAATTTCCGAACCTGTCCAGAGGTTAGTTCCACAAGTAAATGATGTTTTTGGTAAAATAGGTGCTGCTCTTGGTATTTTATTTGGTGGGTGGTTAACGAACCAAACTGTTCAAGCAATAAAGGCATCTGAAGAAGGAAATACAAAATTATTCAATGAGATCCGATTTAATATTCTTAAAAATGTTGGAATAGCAGTTGGTGGATTGTTTGCAATCAGAGCAGGATTTTCATTAATTAAAAGAACAATAGGAGCAATTGCTTCAGGACTAACTAAACTTTTGATTGCAAAACCTCTTGCACTTGCTGCTGGTTTAATACCTGGACTTAGAAATGTTCCTACTCCCGGTGGAGGACCAAAACCTTCTGGTGGTAGAGGTCCGGGAATTTTTGGAAGTCTTTTTGCAGGTATTAATGCATTTATGAATGCTAAAAATGGTGAATATGTAGATACTGCAATGATTGCATTGAGTTTATTTGGTCCTGGAAAATTTGTTAAAGGTTTGATGGGAATAGGATTTGCTGCAGATCAAATTGCAGAAATATTTGGAATGAATATATTTGGTAAAGATCCAAATTATGAAAAGCAAGCAGCATCTGTTGTAGAAGAAGCTTTAAAACAAAAAAATAATAAACTAGCAAAGACAGATACAACTTCTTCACCTAAACCAGTTCCTTCTACTGCAACACCTTCTGCAGCACAACCACAAACTCCAATGATGGGTGAGCAAACACCATCAACTCCTGCTCCATCTCCTGATATGGAAAAGAAATTTGAGCAGGCATGGCAGTATCGTAATAATCCTATGGCAAGAGGTAGAATTGAGGATGCTTGGAGTAAAATGACTCCAGATCAACAACAGCAGGCCAAAACTTGGGCACAAACAAAGGGTTATGATTGGAATGAAATGAAATTAAAGGATGCTGTTGACATGAGTGATTTGAAACAGCAACCATCTAAAACTGAAACTGCAGAGATAAGTCCGGCACAAGTATCAATGCCACTTAGAGAACCACAACAAGTTGGTCAATTGCCAGAACCAAAACCATCACTGACAATGATCAAAACGTCAAATAATCAATCTCAACAGGTAATTCCCCCACTAACAAATGAACCTTTGACTGACGTTCCATTAATCAATTCGGCAAACCCTGATAATTTTTATGTCTTGTATTCTCAATTAAATTATAATGTGGTGATGTGATATGGCAACTGTATTAGAGTCTCTTCGAAAATCATCTATAAACATTCAAAGTATTTCTCAGACACTATCTGATACTAAAAAAAGCACATCGACAGTAAATAATTCTGTAGAAAATATTTCAAGAATTGTTGCGACAAATACTAGAGTTAAAAGGGAATTATTTACAAGATCTAATATTTTAAATTCTAGAAGAGAAGAAGCATCTAAAAGACAAGAACTTGAAGATCAAATTGAATCGACAAGAGTATCATCGTCCCCACAATTAGGACTTTCATTTTCATCTAGAAGTGAAAAAGGACCTTTAGGTAGAATATTGGGATTTTTAGGATTTACATTTGCTGGTTGGATTGTAGAAAATCTACCAACATGGATTTTCATGGGGCAGGAGTTTATATCTAGGATTAATTCTTTTGGAAGATCTATGTATAATATGGTCTATAACATGCAAAATATAATCAAATATTTTGGAGATACCTTAAAATATTCTTTTGATGCAGTTCTTCGTCTGGATTTTGATGAGTTTGCTGGAGAAGGAACCGTTGCAAGATCTTTTGAAGAACTAAATCTTGCCGTTCAGGATTTAGGAACTAACATTACAGACACATTTAAACTTTTTACAACACCACTGACAGAATCATTGGAAACTGGTGAAAAAGCACCTGGACTTGGAGAAACACGTCCGGATACAATGTTTCCTCCAATTCCTCAAGGAGGTGAAGGTCCGCAAGTAACTGGAATTACTAAACAAGCACTTGATATTATTTCAAAATATGAATCTGCTGGTGCTGGATATAATGCAATGAATCAAGGAACAATTCCAGATAGTAAAGGACAACGACCTAAAGCAACTATAGGTGGTAAAACATCAAAAGATATTGTTGGAAAAAATCTTACTGACATGACAATTGGTGAGGTTATTGCAAGACAAAACAGAAGATTAACAAATGATCAGGGTTTTATACATGCTGCTGGAAGATATCAAATTATTGGTAATACTCTTCCAGGAGCAATGAAAGGTGCTGGATTGAAACCAACTGATATGTTTAGTCCAGAAAATCAAGATAAAATGGGAATTTATTTGTTAAAAACTGGGGGAATTGGTAAGTGGGAAGGATTAAAAAAAGCAACTTCACAAGAAATTGCAATTATTAAACAGGCACAAAGAACACCTGTTACCTTTACACCTCCAACTCCTCAAGCACCAGCATCTCCTCCTCCTTCTTCCTCAGTGCAAATAACTCCAGCACCAATGCTTACAACTTCTGGGTTTGGTTGGAGATGGGGAAGACAACATTTGGGAATAGATATTGTACCAAAAACTGGAAAAGTTGATGGAGCACCGGTGATTATTAGAAAAGGTGGGACAGTAGAATATGCAAATATAGGTAGTGGAAATATGGGTCAAATTTTAATAACCCATGATGATGGAACACAAAGTAGATATCTCCATGTTAATAACTTTAGGGTTAGGGCAGGACAAAAAGTTAGTGCTGGACAAACAATTGCATCTCTTGCTGCAATGGGTGCTCCTGGAATTGGTAATGCTACTGGACCACATTTACACTTTGAATATTACCCATCACGCAGTTCTGGACCAGTAGACCCTGCAGGTGTTTATCAAAATTATGTTGCTTTAGGTGGAAAAGTAATGGGAACTCCACCTAAACCATTAGATCCTAATCAGCAACCTAGATCTTCCAAACAAGCACAAATCTCAGCACAACCAAAACCACAGCAACCTGCTGAAATGACTCCTGAAAGAAAAGGATCTCAAATACTTTTCATTGATGATACTCAACCACAACAACCTCAAGTATCTTATCCAGTGCAACAGCAACCTTCTGTTACACCAACAATAAGCGAATTTAAATTGTTAAATAACTTTATTAAGAATAAACTCTTACTCGACTTAGCATACCTATAATGTCAATTAAAAAGTCTTTATATGATGAATTAATTTTAGAATCAAATGACAGATCTAGATCTGTTGGACTTATAGGTGGTGCAATTCTTTTTGAATATTTTGAGGATGTATTTTCTCCTACAATTACTGCTAAAATTAAAATAGTTGATAATGGAAATGTTATCGCTTCTCAGGATAGTCCAGATGGAGATAAGCAATCAATTTATAATGGATTACCTCTCAGGGGTGGAGAAAGACTCTCTTTGAAAATAGCAGGAAATTCATCAACAAATCCGGGATTGGATTTTTCAAAAAGAGTAGAAGATTACTTTTATGTTTCCAGTATTACTGATGTAATTTCAGAATCAAATAGAGAAAGTTTTACACTTCATTTAGTTTCAAGAGAAGCGATTACAAATGAAACTGTAAGAGTTGGTAAAAAGTTTAAAGTTGATACTAGAATTAGTGATTCTGTAGAAAATATTTTAAGAGACTATTTAAGAACTAATAAAATAGGAAAAATAGATAAATCTTCAAATAAGTATGGATTTATTGGAAACTTAAGAAAACCATTTACAATTTTAGTTTGGTTAGCATCAAAGGGAGTTCCGGAAAAATCAGGAAGTGCAACTGCAGGATTTTTGTTTTATCAAACTCAGGATGGATTTCAATTCAGATCAATTGATGATTTATTAGATCAAAGTCCAAAGGCAATCTACACTTATACACAATCTCAAGAATCTTATGATGATAGTGATAAAAAACTAAACAATGATTTTAATATTCTCAATTACTACGTCGAGAAAAATCAAAATCTAATTGAAAAACTTAGATTAGGAACTTATGCAAGTCACAGAATGTTTTTCAATCCACTAGATTTTTCTTTCTCTAAACCTGAGGATGGAATTTTTAAACGCGAAAAATATGCAGGAAAAACAAATAATCTTGGAGGTCAAATCAAACTTCCACCTTTGTCTGATGGGTCTGATTTAACACTCGGAGATGTCCCAACTCGAATTATTACCGCAGTTTATGATGTTGGGACATTAGATCCTGCAACTTCAACAGAAATTAATTCAGACCAATCATTATATCAATCACAATCATTGTTGAGATATAATATTCTCTTTACTCAAACTTTAAGTATTATTGTCCCTTCAAATACTAATCTAAGAGCTGGAGATATTATTGAATGTAAATTTCCAAAGATTACTCAATCCGATGCAAAAGAATATGACACTGAAACAAGTGGTCTATATATGATTAAGGAATTGTGTCATCATTTTGATATAAATCGCTCATATACTTCTATGAAATTGATTAGAGACACTTTTGGAATTAATAAGAAGGCATAATAAATGATAGACGAGTCACTTCTTAAAAGTAATTTTATTGGTAGAGATGGTTTTCGTTGGTGGATTGGTCAGATTCCTCCTATCGAGGATATGAATGGTCAGGTAGATGGTCAGGGTTGGGGAAATAGATTCAAAGTTCGTATTATTGGATATCATCCTTATAGTGAAGCAGAACTTCCAAATAAGGACTTGCCTTGGGCACAGTGTTTAATTCCAACTACCTCAGGCAGTGGTGCAGCAAACGTTGCCACTGGAGTTCAATTACAACCAGGTGATACTGTTCTTGGATTCTTTTTGGATGGTGATAATGCTCAAATCCCAGTCATTCTAGCAACATTTGGTAGAACTTTTTCTGTTCCTTCAAAAACTTATCAATCACCATTTGTTCCATTTACTGGATATTCAAGTAAAGTTGAAAAGGCAAAAGTCACTCCAATTCAATCAAATGAAATAAAAGAAAATTCAAATCCATCTCCACCAAGTGTTACTGAAGAGCAAGCAGCAGCAATAGCACAGAGAGTTGGTTATCAAGTTTTCTCTGAAAACTTTGCAATTGGAAATCAAATTCCACTAGCAAACACTGTTAAGAATACGAGAGTTGATAAAATCAAATCAATTGTTAAAAATCTTCTTCGCAAGTTAAGAAATCTTGAAGGAAATGTAGAGAGAATCGCACAAACAATTCGTTCAGCAGCAGATAAAATTGTTACCTTATGTAATGATTTGATTGGTGGTATGTTTAATTTCTTAATTGACCAACTCATCAATCTTTTAAAGCAGGGATTAGACTTACTTTATAAATTGGTTTTTGCACAAGTGCTTGCTGCAACCGGAAATCCAATTGCTGCACATCTTGCCGGTGTTGCTGCACAAGAAGCAATGGTTTTACCAGTAAAGGCACTTGAAGAAGCATTTGGTTGTATTGCTGGTGCTACAATTGAAAGTATGAAGAGTTTAGTATTTGACATTCTAAACTCAACAGTCAATAATGTAGACCGCTTTGTAAGTTGTGCAGCAGACCAATTTGCTGGCACGTTATTGAATTCAATTATTGGTGTGCTTGAAACACTATTTGAAAGTCCTTTAGCAGGAGTTGCAAAGTTACTTCAATTCTTTTCAGGTTTTAATCTTGGAAATACTCTTCGTGAAGGAATTGGTGCTTTGTCTGAATTTGGAGCAGGATTTGCCTGCAATCAAAGTTTAGATAATTATAGAGGTCTTGTAAATGAATGGACTGTTGGTGCTGGACCTTCAGGTTCAGTTTCATCAACAGCATCTTCTCTTGCCAATACTTATGGAAACATCAGAGATATTACAAACATTATTAGTTCTGGTGTGGATATTAATTCTGTGCAGCAGTGTTTCACTGGTGCTCTATCGGTTGCAAATCCACCAATAATTAATATCTTTGGTGGGCGTGGGTCTGGTGCATCAGCAATTCCAATCTTTGGGAATCTTGTTACAAATCCAGATGGAAATACAACTGCAAGTATTATTGGAGCGCAATTGACAAATCCAGGATCTGGATATGCCTATCCACCATTTGTTGAAATTATGGATGATAATGATCAAGGATATGGTGCTGTAGCAAGAGCACTGATTAATCAAAGTGGAGAAGTTGAATCAATTTATATGGTTTCTGAAGGTGAAAATTATTCTGTTGGCAATATCGCAGAGTTTTCTGTATTGAGAGTCTTGGTTGAAGATGGTGGAAGTGGATATGATGATTTAACAACTGTTATTACTGATAATCTTGGTAACGAATACAATTATAAGATTACAGATGGTCGTATCACTCAAGTCACACCTCTAAATAATATTGTTGATAGTCTACCTGTGATTAGTATTGCATCAGATACTGGATTTGGTGCCATCTTGCGCCCAGTAGTTGGTGCTTTTAAAGAAACTGGACCCATTCCTGCTTCTCCAGACGCAGATCCTAATTCACCAAATTCTGCAAATCTATTTGCACAACAAGTTCAAACATCGATAGATTGCCCAATATAAAATGGCAGAAAGAAATAAAAACGTCTTTAAGAGACAATTAATTAGTTTTAACCCAAACTTTAGAATTGACACTGCCAATCCTCAAATGGGATTGAGTGGAACTGATGTCTATAAAATTTATGGTGTAACTGATACTGGAGATAATCAATCTTCGATTAGTTTGAGTAGTGGAGGACTGTTTTCAATTTATAACGACCAAACAATTCAAATTTCTGGTGGTGCTAAAAATCCAGAAGGAAGAGAAGATGTCGTTATTATTGGAAACAATGGAAATGTTTCTATTTCCGCAAATGGAATGGTTCGCGTATATGCGACCAATATTATGATTGAGGCAGAAGAAGATATTCAGTTTAAGGCAGGAAGAAACATCACTATGAAGAGTGGTGCTGGTAGAATCCTGATAGATGGTCAAAGAGTTGATATAAAAGGAACTAGCGGAAACATACCTTCTCTACTTGGACTTGACTTTACTAGCAGAATTTTTTCTGGAAGTTTTGTCGGCGCTGACTTCATTACGAATGCTGTGAGTGGAATTGTTGGTAATGTTGTTAACACTGTAATTGATGGAATATCATGACAAATATCAATGTTTTTAATGAAGAATCTTACTTCAACGAAAAAATAAATGCATTTAAAGATGTTGATATTTATGGACAAATCAACACAAGCAAAATAATAACAAGTGCAGTTCCTGGATTTGAAGGTGTTTCGGCAGGTCTCTTAGCATCCAGTAAAAATAGAATTTATGTTTCTACTGCTGGAGATGATGCAAATGGTGGATTAAGTGCTGATGATCCAGTTAAAACTCTTAAAAAAGCAGTAGAAATTGCTAGAAATCAATTTGCTCCTACAGATAAAAAATCAATTTATATTTCATCTGGAGATTACACAGAAGACACTCCGATTATTTTGCCGACATTTTGTGCAGTAATCGGAGACAGTTTAAGAACGGTTATATTAAGACCATCTAATCCTGATGTTGACTTTTTTAAAGTCAGAGAAGGTGTAATGTTAATGAATCTTGTCTTTAGAGACAATGAAAGTGGAAATTTTACGTTTAGATATGCTATAGCATATGATGAAAGTGAGGAAAAATTAGTTATTAATCAATCACCATACGCTTTAAATTGCTCTCTTATATCTACAAGAGGACGTGGAAAAAATGCCTACTCTATTGTTGCGGGTCAATGGACTAAAGGACAATCTCAAACACCAAGAGGTTCTTTCGCTTATGTTGATGGAAATGCCGTAGATTCTATTTCTAGTGGGGATTCTGTTGGTGGCAATTTGGAATCTATGGTTTTTGCTTTATTATCAATTATTACACCAGGTATTGGGATACATATCGATAATTGTGCATATGCTCAGATCGTTAACGTTTTTGGCATTTTTAATACTGATAATATATTATGTGAAAATGGTGGATATGCTTCAGTTACAAATTCTGCTACAAATTTTGGTATTAATGCTCTTAGATCTGTCGGTTTTTCAACGGTTAGTAAAACATATTCTCAAGATGTTGGTATAGTTGCATTTTCTTGTGCAAGTGCTGTGGGTGTTGGGAGCACAAATTATATTACAATTGCTGGCGCAGCAACAACTATTCCAGCATCACAATCAATTATTGGCATAGTTGATGACAACACGGGGGACTCTCTGATTAGTCCATCAATTAACAATTTAATTCGCATTGGATATGCATCTACAGAAACACCATTTGTACATCCTTCTATAGAATTTCAAATTCGTAAGGTTTCTGATGCAAAAACAATATCTTATGGAGGAACAACAAGAACTGCGTATGATGTGGCAGTATATCCTCGTCTTGACCAATATTTTTCAAGTCCTTACACTAATTATTCATCATTTCAAAGCAAAAGTATTCGGCAATTAAGACCATCTGTAGTAAATTCTTCAAGTCACACTTGGGAGTATGCAGGTTCGGGAACTGATTATAGTGCTTTACCAAAAAATGGGGGGTTTACCCGAGTTTTAAATGAACAAATTGAAGAAAATTATGGGCAAGTTTATACATCAGGAACAAATGAGCTTGGAGATTTTAAGGTAGGAAATTTTGTAATTCTTAAAAATCAAACAGGAGAAGTTCAGTTTACGACACCAATTCCAATTGCTCAAATTGATAGAATTAATTTTACATCAGGAAATACAAATCTAGTTATTACTGGAGTAGAAAATGATACTCAAATGGGTGGGGCAAACCCATCTGATAATTTTTTATCAACTCAAAGAGCGGTTAATGTTTTTGTAAGTTCTGGTTCAACAACACTTACTAATAAAATAATTTCTGCAGGTTCTAATACAATTACTGGATTAACTAACTCAAATCTATCTGGTAATGCTGGCATTACAAATGCAAATCTTGCAACACCAACTATTTCTGGAGTATCTCTTGGTTCTAATTTAAATACCCTAACATTAAATACATCAGGAACAGGTCTTTCTGGTTCAACGACTTATAATGGATCATCTTTAACTACTTTTACTGTCACAAGTAATGCAACAAGTTCTAATACATCATCGACAATTGTCGCTAGAGATTCTTCTGGTAACTTTAGTGCTGGTACAATTACTGCTACCACATTTAGTGGTTCTGGTGCTTCTTTAACTTCTATTCCCAATACCGCCACAACGGCAACAAG